TGATCTTTAGTAGCAGCCTCCAGTGCGTTCTTCGCCGTATCGCGCTCCGCTTCCGCTTTATCAGCACGACTGGTTAGAGCGCTAATATCTGCCTCTAACTTAGTGATCTTGTTGACTACTTCAGGCGCAGCAGGATATTCGATATTATCCAATCGAATTTTCGACAAAGTAACATCAGGCATATCATCCTCCACATCAAAAGAAACTAATTCATCCGCATCTAGTCGGATGCGAGCATTGCCGGCACGACCCTTGTTTACTACCGCAAGATGATTGTAAACAATATCACGTTGCACTTGGTCATACTTCTGTCCATTCCATTCGCCAGGAACAGCATCAATACGACATTCATATCCCAAAGACAATTCTCGTTTCGATCCTATTTTTTTTACATTGTGAATTACAATATCAGCAACTACATCATTATCCTGCTTTTCTCCTGGCCCCATAACCGAACCGACAACAATTCCGTCAAGGTTGCTGTTGGTATTAAGGATGCCTCGATGTCCGTCAGTGATGGGCATTCCTCTAATGCTAGTGAGACTATCAGCTTTGAACACTTCTTCATCTGGTCTATATTCGCGAATGGTTTTTCCATTGGCATCCTTGTATATAAATATACCAGAGCGAGTAATGACTGGCCGATCAATAATCCAGCCATCTTTACTGCGTTCAGCAGTAATTGTTATATTGTCATATCTATTAGGCATCGGCTTCCTCAAGTAATGACGCCTCAAATTCTACAAATTCAGGGAGAATGGGTTCGGCCCAGCAACGACATTGATAATCTTCACCGGGATGACCGGTTTCTGCTGGCGGATTATCCCAGGTGAATGTCTGATCTTCATTATCAGCATGCGTTTCTCTTACTCGTTCATCACCAACTGTTCTCCAAATATAGCTATCTACTCCCATATCAACTTGACGTTCCATCGTCAATTGGCCATTCAACTTAGCAACTTGATCTCTAGCAATCAACTTAGCGCGACTATCTTGAACATCAGTTCGATCCGACATTATATTGAATATTTCTTTTTGGGTATCTGCTAGATTAGTGCCTTCAATTAATGCCTGATTTACTTGTTCCGCAATTTGTCGTGAGGTCTTATCCGGTATGTCCTTAATCAAAAGAGCATTGTTTCTTGCCCAATTTGCCAGAAGAGCATTATATTTTTCTGGGTCCTCTTTAGTGGGATTGACACCATATTGAGACCGAACCAATCTAGTCCATTCTGCTTTATTGTATTGATTAGTTTGCGGACCAATACGAACCATTTCTTTGATAATTTGATTCGTTGGATCTCTCATATCGTCAGCGATACGTTGCATTACTCTATTGAGCTGATCTCTCCAACCTAATGCATCTTGGCGAATTTGGCCAGTAGGCAAATGAACAGCAGTGGCTTCTTTCGACATTACTTCTACATATGGCGACATATTCCGCTTCAATATCTGTTTGTATTTGTTATTCATCTTCAACAATATGCGGCGATACGCAAACTCCTGACCAATGGGATACTTCATCGGCACAATCTTAGGCCGCTTTCTAGGCATTTACTTCAACAATCATTACTCCTGGCGCCATTTCTATCGCCACAGATACAGCATCATGTCTAGTATCGACAGCATTATTGCTTTCCATTGGATCATATACTTTGATTGATTTCTTGGTCTTATCGAATGATACTATAATTTCAACCTTATTTTCACCATTAGCAGCATACCAAATAGGCACTAGAAACCGATTATCGCTTGCTTGATATACAACATAATCCATATTTTCATTCATACCGGATACAATAATATCCAATTTGCCAGGCTCAAAGCCGTGCTTATCCCCACGATCATGACATACGCTACATAGGTTCTTCAAAGCATCTGCTACTGGCCGAGGATCATTTGCGTGATTTTTCGGAAACAAACCGCAGAGATAGATTGTTCCATAGTCGAATAGAGCATACCACCATAGACCAATAGTGCCGTTTTGGGCACAACGCAATAGAGTTATCAAAGTATAGTATGCATCTCTTTCACCTGACCAACCAGATTGATCTGGTTTGTGCCCTTCATCATTGTATAGTGTTGGATGAAATTCTGTCAGGTGGATTGGTTTTTGTGCATATACACCCCACAATCCACCGATGTATTCATTGATGGAGGAACCAGTATTAGCAATATCAGGATTGCCAGGAGGATAATAATGCCCATTGCCGTGATCAAATTTAGTGTTAAGAGCATCCAAGTTATCTTGGTTTCCACAATAACCAGTTATCCATCCTTCTGGATGCGGCGTTCCAGCGACGATACTTGGTCCCATTACTTTGGCGTTCAAATGCTCAGACCACCATAGTTCATTTTGTATGTCTAGCGTTACATTAAATGGAACTTCACCACTACCGAAATTTGTATTGGGTTCATTCAATCCTTCGATCCATTTAACCCCACATTCAGGATCGGCAGCTAAACTGATTATAGATGGAACATCGTTAGTTGAACCATTAGCACCAACACATAACGTTACTTCAGTGCCAGGTATAGCAGTAACAATTTGACTTAGCCAATCTCGTTGCATATCTTCGCGTCCAGCGTAATGATATTCACGAATGCGAAATGCATGACCACTATCACCCAAGATATACTTCAATGCAGCAGTAACACTATCAGGGCGATAATCAGCCGGCCATGATCCCCATTGGTTATGTTCGTCTAGCGAACTAAAAGTATTTACGCCAAACAAACCAATTAGCGAAGCAATACGTTTCGCTTGAATACCATTAGTGATAGGATTAGGTGGTGCTACTGGCGGCTGACCACCTTCAAGCACAGTTACCCGCGCCTCCAATTCATTAAACTCGTCTCTGGTAACATAATCAGCCATTAGCCAACCTCGACTTAGCAGCATCTTTGCTGAATTGTGTTTTAAACTTGACTCTTACTTGTTTATTTTTCTCACGTATCTTCTTACATTCTTTACAATCTCTATTGCCTGTTGTAGTCCATGTCCACGAACCTTCCACGTATTTGTGGCCGCGTCTACATTCAGTTCGTTTCCATTCGTTACTCATGCTGCTGGCGCCGGCTTATTTGGATCTTGCGGAACATCTAGTTGCGATGTATCTATATCAGCAGCATAGTCCATAGAAGAAACGGCAGTATCAGGTATCTCATCTGAAAAATCATATTCGCTATATTTATTCACTACAATCTTACGCACTTCTTCTGGCGAAATAATTCCTCCATTCATCAGAGTCATCAGCATCGTTACTTCAGTATTATTGGCTTGCTGATTTAGATTATTGGCGGTCGCTTGTTCTTGATCTGATGCTTGCCATAGCGGATTAAATTCAATATGCCAAGTGTCCGGTAGTTGTCCAGTATAGGTTCGCTGGACATATAGTATAGCGGTCAGTTTCTCCAATACTGGTTTGGCGATAACTTGCTGGATATGTCCAACCATTCCATAATAAGACTCCAGATCACCAGCACCAGTAGCATTGAGTCCAGTGGTGGACTTGCCAAATAGTATAACTACAGGAATGTTGGCCGCAGCGGAAATCGCCACTTGGTATTCTTGTAGTAAAGATTGAACGCCATCGAGCCCAAGGTTCTCAATAGTATAAGCATCATTCTTATCAACAACGACACTGTTGAGATTGCCACGGACAAGATCAACAAGATTGATCCGTTTAGAAACCAAATCATCTGCTTCTTGAGCGAACAATTCACCTAGACCTTCCATGGAATAGATGCCTTGTTGCTTACGCTCAAGTAATCTTATTGACCACTGTAAGGCTTGATCGTATCGCGAAATGTCTTCTATACAACCAGTGATGATAGAGCGACCAATCCAATTCATAGATTGCATATGAACAAATCGGTCAGGTAATGGTTCACCAGACATTAGCAATAGTCTAGTTTCATGAACTCTAAAGGCTTGAACTCCTGGCGCGGTAATGTCGTAAAACATCGGTTGCCCGACTTTCTTGACATCATCAGTATCAAAAGCAGTATAGACAATTTCAGTAGGCTTAATACTTGGTAGTGGATAAACCTGTAGTTCTTCTACAGTATCAATCGCGTCATAGTTCAATTCATCATCAAATGTTCCACCATCCTTAGCGATGATTAGTATGGCTGCTCCACCATATAGTCTAGACCAACGAACAGCATCAGCCATTTTCGGCAATACAAATAGACGATCATATTCATCTTCAATAGAGCCTTCCTCATCCCCCTCTATTATGATACCTTGTTGAAAACAATCATCGGATGGTCTATCAATGATCTTCTGAACGATACCATTGTTCAAGTATAGATCACCATAGTCATATAGTGAGAAACGATTAGACCAGTATCGCTCTAGACCACGACGCCAATTGTTACTGCGATAGAACGTGTTGGATGTGCGATCAAGTCCGGTCGTATTAAGACCAGACATGACATTTTGGAAGCCATCGCGTCTAGCAACTACGTTGATAATGCCCTCCATGCTGCTTGTTTATCGGCACCAGATATACACTCAAGAAATGCACCACTACTAGCATCGACATAATCGTCATGTGCATCAGGCGACGGGAAAGATTCCATCTCATTCAAGTAATCTTTCACCCACGGTCCTTCAACCAAATCCACATTACCAACTTGCCATTGTGCTGATAGCGGTTCTGCTCTAGTCTCCTTTGGTCCTGTTTCTCTAACAGAAGTAACACGATATCCAGCAAGCATAGTTGTCAAGCTGGCTGCTTGTTCTTTCCCTGCTTGCCCAGGGTCTATTGAGAGAGCAATAATCACTCTCCGGCCGTAATTGTTCCGGTCCTGCGCCGCGATGTTTTTGATGATCTCTCTTACAACATGCGCTCCTTTCTTGATATTAGTTCCATGAGCAATTACAAATCTGCCATTCTCCCTCCTTCCCATTAATACTGAAGCGGAACTGTCTGGACTTGGATTCACTTCACTAGGTTCAGTAGCAGCTAGATCCCATTTTCTCACCCATATTTTGACATCGGTAGGAACAGCTGATAGTATATTCACACAATGCGACGGGAAATAAGAACCAGCTGTTGGTTTGATTTTCCAATTGCCGTTGAGCAATCTTTCCCGCTCAACACGGTTCATTGCCAGTAGATTGGCTTTGTAGTTAGGGTCTAGTTCAAGTAATTTTTGATTGTCGGCTAGGGTAGCGGCAATAAACGTAAATGATTTCGGTGACGTTCCTGGATGTTCAAGTAACAATTCTCTTGATGAATCAGCCCAATGTATCTTAGTATCAAGTTTTACAAACCAACGAACAACACCGCTCCTGGCCGGAATGGGATAGCCTGTCTCTTGATCAATCCACCATTCAATTAGTTGAGCAACCCAACTATCAGCATCAGGATTACAAGTTGCTCTAATGTATGGTCGAACACCACAAGTAGAACGGTTGCGAGACAACATATACCAAAATTGATTCTCAGTAAAATGTGTTAGTTCATCGTAACAGATCAATGCTATTTGGGCACCCTGCCAATTGAGAATATCCTTTTCGTTGTGTAAATGGTTGAATGTTATACTGGCACCAGACGGAAACACCCATGATCTGAATGGGCTCAGTTTTGGACTTCCATATACCTCAGGATATATTTGGAAGCTAGTATCAAACAAACCACCTTCATTGGTGATTTGAGTAGCATCGCGACGGAATATTACTGCGCCGAATTGAGGATTATCTATATGTCTGATCGGCTCAAGTAACAATCCGAAAGTTTTACCACCACCAGCAGCACCACCATATATAGCAATGTCTGCTACAGTTGATAGAAATGCTTCTTGAGGACCAGGCTGCGGCCCTAAAGCATCTTTGAAGAAACCAAGATCATCAAGCATTCGTTACTTCGCCGTCTTGATCTATCACCCTGCCCATCGCTGGGTTTCTACCATTGTCAGGTATGTATATTTTGACTGGATTGGTAGCGGCTGGCCGATCATTCGGATCAGAAACAATTACATGCTGTCTAGGCTTGCCGTATCCTCTATTAACTACAAACTCCATGACCCTGAGCCTCGTGTCGGGAGAAAGCTCAGGGTCCGTTAGCATTTGGTCTGCTAACGCAAGTATAGTTGGCGTGCGTGCCCTACACTCACTCATCAACTCTTGAAGAGTGAGGATACGCTGTAGTTCACGACCAGGATCGAAACCATCAGGCATAGTTGTGGTTATTGCCTTTATGCTTATAGCGAACAAATCCTAGTCCAAGAACACCAAGGCCAAGCAAGGCAAGAGCAGCAGGTTCAGTTACAGCTACTGACGATGAAATATTACCGGCGAAATCAGCGGTAAATCCACCAATAGTAGTGCCGTTGATATGCAGCAATGGCACAAGATCAGCGAAACTAATATTGAAAGTCGAAGGAGGCTGAAGGCTACTGGCCGGCAATACGCCAGATGTTAGTGTCAGAGTATCAGGTGGATTATTGACATTCACCGTCAAACCCGGACCACCATTCGCACCAAACGCTGCATCGGTGAAAATTCCGCTCAAGTAATTGGTGCCGCCACAACCAATGGCGCTGGTAAAGCAGAAGTTGCCGTTGAAACGTTCGATTATTTGACTGCCGATTTGTGTCGCTATACCAACACTGTTCGCTGCCAGACTGAAGAAAGCATTAGGAATAACACCACTGGCACCAGTGGTAATAGCGGTGGATGCGCTATTAACCGCAATGTTAGTTGTTACGCCATTATCGGTGGCGAATACTGTAGGTGTAGCCGACGGATTTTGGCTGAACGATGCGATCAATGCAGCATTGGCTGCAAAGGGCAAAGTCAAACCAAACAACGTAAGAATAGCTGCTACATACTTACGCATTGGTGGTTCCTTTTGAGTTGGACGCTGAGGCACGTATCAGATTATCTAACTTGCGTATATTTTCTTTAGTGGCACACGATGGTTGTTTGAATTTATCCATCTTTATTATGACTTCATTAGGACACCAATATAACAATTCTGGATCGTCAAAAGCATCATCTAATACATGAAATTGTGCTTTATGATTTACATACTTTCGCACCACGACGTAGTATTCTCGCGTTTCGATCGTAAGTAAAGCCCCTCGCGAAAAATTTATATTCGTGATATGTTATTTCAAAATCAGACATCGTTCCGCTTCCGAGTTATCCGACTCCTATTACCGTAAAGGAAAGTAACTCTGAAGTAAGCCTTCGAGCGTTACTTTTATCGGTTATCGTAAACTGTTCGAAACCAATATGTAACATCATCTATCGTTTCGGCAAACAAACTTAAATTATCCATATGCAATATACGTTTGTTCAATGATAACCAATAATTGGGCATTAGTTGAGTGATGATAGCATATCCTACATCCTCCTGGCCGGTGTGGATCGCAACTAACAGAAAGCAATGTCCACCAGCCTTTTGCCATTTGAACATGAATGCTGCTTGTGCTTGATCGAAATTGGATACTTGAATTGTGTTATCTTTACGTAATGATGTTGTCTTTAGTTCACACCAAATGAACTTGCTATCATTGATTTGGATGCCTCTATCTGGCCAACCAGCTTGCCTGTTACTTGGTTTCCATAGTTGATAACAGCTGAATGCATTGTCGAATGTTTGGGCTAATTTCAATTCAAGCATAGCTATGTGCTCCTGGCCGTAACGGGCCGTAACGCCGGTAACGCACTAAATAACGCACGTAAGTCTTTGGTTATAAACGATAAACGCTAAAATAACGAATAACGCCGAACTTCCTATACTTCTTATAGGGAATATATAGTTGCATTCCGTTTTTATAATCTTCTTTTATATTATAGCGTTATAGCGTTATAGCGTTATAGTAATAAAAAATAATAAAGAATACAATAACTTACACCACATCATTTCGATAACGCGCTAAATTTTCATATGCGTTATTATGCGTTATCCCCCCGCCAGGAGTATGTTCTTTACTTGAAATACCACCATCTTCTTTGATTTGTTCCTTCAATATTGCGAACTTCCGATCTAAAACCGAAACGACGTAAAGCGGTATCCATTTTGCTTTTGTGTCTAGTAAAATCATTTGGTAAATCTGTATTGAATGCTGTTTCAGATCGTAACCACGACGTAATAAATTCGTGTCTAACTCCATCTTTCTTAGCTAGCTCCATATTATTGACATTTCCACTTACACCATCAAAATATGCCTCAATCCATTCATACTCTGTCGTAACCAATTCTCTATCTGTAGTTTGACTAGTTTGTATCTCCATTTCGCCATTATTCAAAAACGGCAGCTTTCCACTATCATACATGTGTATTGCTTGAGATAATATTTGTGGATACTCTCTTTCAAATTCTTCTAAATCCACAAATACATTCATAGGCAGATTTGATCTAATAGGAATACAACGTGTATTGCCAGTAGGATCATTAAGATGATGCCAATTATTGGTTGTTACTATAGCAATACATCTTTTCAAATACGAAGCAAATTCCTTTGTCTGATAGAACACTTTGTATTTGCTAATTGGATCTGTTACCCAACTCTTCCAAACATTAATACTTGTTTTGTCTAATCCACCTTCTTCATCCATTTCTACTATAGCCATGCCTACTGTAGATTTATCAAAATTAGTTGGGTCCTCTTTAATATGACCTTTAGTAAACCAAAACGATGGAACAAATCTCTTACACAGCTCTGACTTACCAATATTTTGAGCACTTTCTATAGCGAAATAATAACGCAATGGACATCCTGGCTCATAACATCTGCGCACCAACGATAACATTAACAATCTTGACCAAGTAGCACTCCACTGGCAAACATCCGCTTTAAGATATTTGACTGCTATACAATTCTCTTGCGTATATCTGTCAATACCATCCCACAATCCTCTATACCCATCCATCCATTGCTTATAAAAGTCAACTTTATTCGTTTGAGAAACAAATAATACAGCATCATCTAATGCACTAAACGTAATCTCAGTTGGGAATATAAATTCATTCAATGTTTGTTTCAATCCTGTTTTATTGGTCAAATCATATCTATAATACGTTCTTTCCGATTCATTAACATTTAATACAAATTCTTTAGTTTTTGATTCCCAACACATTTTACTGAAATATATATCATCTGACATAGTATCAAATACAAATTGGACTTTGGTAGACGCCAGGAGTATTTGCTTATAGTTGAATGGATTGGCCACCGGCATACCATTCTTGTTAGTTAATAAGTTCTCTGCCGTAGTGAATGCGTTTATAGTGCTTTTGACTTTGGCCTTTTCTCTATCATCAAATATATCTTTGATTCTGCCTTTGGATCCACGAACTGTCTGTGATATTTCTTCCAATATTCTATCGTAATGAAGACCGTCCAATTGCTTTAGTTGCCACAACCCCTCAATGAATACATCTCCATCTCTACCATATAATATTGATTTGCGTTCCAACGCCTCAATTCTTTGTAATTTATTAATGAACATCTCCAATGCATCTATGATATCAAATATATCATTTGTATTAGAACTCATTGTCTCTCTCCGCCTTTTCTTTGCCGTTGCGAATGCCGTCCCTTATCGTTCTGTCATCATTCTTAGTATTGCCTCGCCAATAATACATGCATTTGTCTAATAACTCATCTATAACCTCATCTTCATCAAGTAATTCTTGCCAAATCAATTCTCCCATCCAACTGCTAAATTTGTATAATGGTCTATGTCTATTGCCTTCTGTAAGATCCCACAAATGCACTACTTTATCATCATCATCTTTAATATTGCCAGCTTTGAGAAATGCTTCAGCTTGTTTCTTAGTTCGCTTATTCAAACGATATGATCGCTCTCCAACAACTCTTTCTGTATCACTAATTTCTGTATAGATCTGATCTCCTGGTATCCATGCCACCAAATCCGAACATGGATCTGCCATACCAATAAACGTTGGTCTCGCAACATAAATAGCCTGTATTGGGCTAAATAAAGCACTGTCCACCACTGATGTGAAGTGCTTTTTCAACGACAAACAAGATATTCTTGCGCTATTCCACAAGAACAATCTGATATTTATACCAGGTTTTCTTTCGCTCAAGTAACTAGCACTTGGTATCGCGAATGCTTGAACACCACTGAGACCTAGCGCCAGGAGCATCTTTTGAGCATCTTGCTTTAGATCACCACTACATTTATCGTAATTGTCTACATCCAATGCATACCAATTCTGTTCTTGCTCAATAATAGTTGCCGGATCACCTTTAACTTTATCATCATACAACAATCGTCGTTGTTTCGGCAAAGTATCATCTTTAGCCACTCCGCGCAATAAACAACACTTAGGCCTGTGCAACAAGTATCGCACAAGCTGACATAGATCATCTAAACACTCGATTTCTTTACTGAAGAATTTGTAATGATATGCGTTTTTGAAATCAATAATTCTGCCATCAGCAAATATAGTTTTGTTTAATTGCTTGCCACCAAGAGCAAGTGCAACCGTAACTATATTACGATTGGCAAACGTTTGGGGCTTTACTTCCGTATCGCGATCGACTATATACTCGTTGGCCAATTACTTGATCCTTTCGAGTGGTTGGTTATCCATATTGTTCCCCCCCAAAGACTATATGGTTTCTATGCCTACTACATACTAACTAAGAGGCCAGGAGCGTCGCAAGCAAATCCTGGCCTCTTTTCTTCAGCAACCTAACGTAACCGAACGGTAAGACTACGCTCCCGCGTTCGCGAGGTAAAGCGTCGAATATACTTAGGAGTGGCCGATGGCTGAGACGCTGTTGTGCAAAGGATCATGGGCTCTCGGCACGGCATGCGGCCGGTGTCCGCGTTGCAAGAGATCGCCCCAACGAACGCAGGATCAGACAATGGACGATAGTTATATTTTGGCCGGCGCCAAGTTTTACGCGCGAGCCGCCGCGACGCGAGCAGTGAGTGGTGTCATTCCCGAGTGGGATGATGAGGCAGACGACGCCAACT